AATCGTCTGATATGTCATACAAAGTAGCATGACTATTGTTATCTTTAAGTCTTAATCCTCTACCAATAGATTGTAGATTTCTTATCCTACTTTTACTAGGACTAGCAAAGACAATATTATGTAAGTTTCGAATATTAATACCTGTTGAGAAAGTTCCGTAAGACGCAACGATAATAGCGTTGTCACCTTTTTCGGTAATTTCCCTAATTTGTTCTCTTTCATCCGTGTTTACTCCTCCGTGTACATAAAACACCTGTTTCTCTGGTGCCTTTTTCTTTATCATTTCATATAACTCATTACCATGTTTTTCTACATACTGAAACAAACATAACGAGTTGCCATTTAAATTAGCACATAAGTTTCTTATATATTTATTTCTTTTGTCACTTTGTACTATGTAATCCATCTCTTCTTGATAACTCATACCATGACAATGTTGCCTTTCATCTTTACCATGTTTTAATACAAGACAGAATATTTGTAAGGCGGCCAACTGTTTCTTTTCTTGTAGTTCAGTTGTAGATACTACTTTATTAACAGAACCAAAAAGTCCTTCTAATACTAACTTGTGTGTTTTAGTACCATCCAATGTACCTGTAAGGCCTATTCTATGAGGACACTTAACTAATTTACTCATAATTTTAGTTAATGATACTGCTTTAAATAAGTGTGCTTCATCACCTATTACACAACCAAACTGTGCAAACCATTTTTTAGGTAGATTATAGATTGATTGCCATGTAGATATAACAACTTTTTTATTTGTTTCTTTATCGTGACCTTGATATATCTTATGAACATTATTGATATTCCACCCATAGTCTTTGAAGTCTTTTGTTAACTGTTCAACCAATGAGGTAGTCGGTACGATTATCAAAATTTTGTTATTTTTTGCCTCTTTTAACTTAATAGAGAAAAATCGTACCAACATATAAACAATGAGAGATTTACCAGAGGCAGTTGGAGATAATAATAAACATCTATTTCTTTTAATACCATGTTTAAAAGCCTCTAGTTGGTAGTCTCTCACTTCGAAAGGTATCTTTAATGCCTTTACGAAACCATCTAATTGTTTTTCATCAATCTTTGTATCTTTAATCTTTGTGCCATCAACTATATGTACATCATTCTTTTCGCACCAATCACAAATGTATGGATATAGACCAACATATATTTGGCCAGTCTGATATGAATATAATCTTATCTTACCGTCCCATACTCTGTTTCTATATTGTGGCATAAACTTAAAACCAGGCACTTCAAATGTAAAGTATTCTCCTAGTTCTCTTCTTATGTCATCATCTGCTTCTATCTTTAAATAGACATCATCTTTTTTGTCTATGACAATGTATCTTGTTAAACTCATTTAAAATCTCGCTGAAGAAAGGTCTTCCGAACAGCCAAGTTTACCATCAAACATAATATTCCAAGAGATACTTACTCTCTCGTCATCTGTTTCGTTTACTGGTACATAATGTTTTAGCCATGCTGGAAATATTATCATTCTATCTTCTATACAATCATATGACCATATTGAAGAATTAGTTTTATTGTATTCTCTTATTTCAGGTACTAGTATATCTACCTGTGTTCGTGGGTCTTGAAAAACAATACCTGGATGTTCTTTTCTTGATTTCAAATAATAAACACCACTTAACATATTGTTTGAATGATTATGTGGTCTGTGAAACTCATTTCTATCTAATACATTTGCCCACATGCCAGTAATTTTAAATCCTTCATACTTGTATTTCATCTCTTCAAGATATTGAGCTGTGTGTGTTGCAATCTTATCAATCAATTTTGAGTAAACATCTTGTTCATTTAGATTAGGCTCTGATTGCCAATTCTTTTTAGGACTAGATATTCTTTTACTATTAATATCATTAATCATATGACCTCTCCAGGACACATCAACAATATTATCTGTGATTTGTATTAAGGTAGGAAATAAATTATCATATCTCATTAAATAGCTCCACTAGTAAACTTTCGCCAATCTATGGCATTTTTTATAGTGAATGTCCTATTTGAAATCTGTCTTATTATTTTGTCAAGATAATCTGTTATTGTTCCTAGATAATCGACTTTTTGTTTTGCTTTTATATAGTCTTCATCTGCGTGTATGTATTGGTCAACATCTTGCTTAAGAATTTTTAAGTTAAATGGTTTGTCAATATATACTTGTGGGTCAGATTTACCTGTGTAGTATTCCCACTTGTCTCTTTTTACAGTTGCCAAGTCGGCCTCCGCTCTACTCAATAACAGTTTAAAGTTATTAAGTTCTTTCATGTATTTGTTATGTAATTGAGGTGTCTTTAATGATTCCAGGTCTAGTTCAGTATCATTTAGTTTTATGTCTTTCTCAATCTTTTCTTGTAGTTCTTCTAATGTCATAATATCTCCAGTTGTAGTAATAATATATCATAAAACCCTTAAAATGTAAAGCTTTTAACGAAGTTTTTAAGAAGAAACTATCGTTGTGGCTGATGAGTTTACATTAGCAAACTCGTAAATTTTATATGAGAAAACAACACTTGCTGTTAGATATTGTACATCTGTCGCTTGTTGATTATATGACAGACCTGTCAGAGATGTAGGAAACATATCTGAAAATCTAACTTCTTGAACGGCGTTGTTTTTACTTGATAATATAGTTAGTGTTGCGTCTGAAAACAAAGCACCTATTGATGTTGGTCCATATGGTGTTTTGCCTCCGTCACTTGTTAAATTTGCACCAGTAGAAGTAGGAAATCTATCAGCTCCTGCTCCTAAGGCCTCTCTTGATTGGTTGTAATCTTTTGGGAAACCAATACCCATTAACCAACCATGAATTTCTTTATAGTTTTCTAAATTCTCATCAACCATAAAGGTCATCTCTAAATCAGAAAAGTTAACCTTTTCACCTGGTAGAGGTATGTCTGCCAATGGTGACTGTTGTACTTTTGTTGCAACTGCAATACCTGGTATATTTACAGCCGTGCAAAAATACTCGACCTTTGGTAGTTTAAGAATACTAAACTTAAACTTGGTAGGGTCAGCGTAATCTGTTTTAGTTGGTTGTCTGTCGTATGCGTTTGTTGTACTCATACTATTATTTATCCATCCTGGAGGAAGGCCAAAAAAAAGGGCGACTTTTTACGGCCGCCCTTTTCAAATGTTGGTATAATACCAAACTGATATTACATTAAGTTTGCGATTTGCACTCTTTGGTAGTATCTGTTAGCATTAGCAGAACCAGCACCGTTTACTGGAGTGACTGCGCCTGAAGCGGCACCAGTTTCAGCAAATGGGTTAGCAACAAGACCATATCTAGTCTTGAAACCAATTTTTGGTTGGAAAGTATCTTGACCAACTGCTCTCACCATTTGTAGTGGAACATATGGGCAATAGAACATACCAGCGTCATAAGGTGAAGTACCTTTGTAACCAACAATGTAGTATTGTTTAGCTGAGCTGTTTGCACTATACGGGTCAATGTATACTTTGTATCTGCCGTTAAGAACACCTGCGAAAGTATTGCCTGTGTCATCAACATTAAGATTATTGTTTAACGCCGGAGTGTAGTCAAGAACACCAGCCATTTGAAGCGCACTAGCAACATCTGAAGAACAGATAATAATGTTACCTTTTCCTCTTCTTGTTCTTTGTGCAATTCTGTTAGCGTCTCTCTCTACTTGGAACATCAAACCTTTAAATCTCTCAACCGACCAACGACCGTTGGAATCAGTATCTAAATCAAAGATACCAGCAGTTGTGACATTACCAGTTTGTGCGCCTTTTTCAGCGTTTGTGTAGATTGTTCTTACAACTTCTCTGTTGATTTCCGCAAGGATTTCAGCAGATAAGATATTTGCAAGTTCAGTTTCAGCGTCCAAACCATGGATTGCTTTAAGGTCTTGAGCGAGTTCCATTGTGTACTCAGCTTTAAGAGCTCTTGATTTAGCAGTCACAGTCGATTTCTCGATTGAGAATGCCATTTCAGCAAATTGGTTTCCGCTATCATCACCCAATGCTTCAGCAGCAGCTGTAGTCATTGCTCCACCAGTTGTATAAGTTCCTGGTGAACCGTCATTTAAGACAGCTGGGTTAGTACCTGAATTAGCAGTAGCAGAGAAACCATCTGTGCTTGAACCAGCAGCGTTTCGACCTGAAAAGTCTGTGTCTGCTTCGTCAAACATAGCTTCTGCGCCTGTTTGTGAAGTATATCTACTTCTCATTGCAAAGATAAGTCCAGTTGGACCAGTCATAGGTTGTACACCTGCGATATCGTATGCAATAAGATTTGGCATTGCTCTTCTAACTAAAGAAATTAGGATTGGATCCCAATTAGCAACACCAGAACCAGTTGAGTTGGTTGGAGCAGCTTCGTTAAGAAAACTAGCGTCTTCTTTTAAAGCAGCTTCCTGGTTTTCCAAGATAACTGATGTGACGGCTCGTCTGTAAGAATCCTTGATTTCTGGTAAATCTGGATGCTCCAGTACAGGCTGCCATTTTTTTTCATGTGTTTCTGAAAGATACATGTTTTTTTCTCCCTTTATTGTTTAAACCTAAGATATCTTAATATCTTTTGTTTTGCTTATAGCGGCAGCGTAAGCAGCCATAGCATTCGATAAGTCTTCGTTAGAAGTCTCACCTGCAGCCGCCACATTATCTAATTGTTCATCTGCTTTCGCCTTGTCAGCAAAGTAAGATTCCTTAACAGTTTCTACCTTTGTTTTAAAGTCTTCAGCATTTGAATACTCAATTTCTTCGGTTAACTTAGCAAACTTTTCCTTTTGAACATCTGTCAAACTATCTGCTGTTTCAGCAACAATAGATTTTCTAGTTTGTTCGCCATTGTCTTTTGACAAATTAACATTCTTCTCTACCTCTTCATTGAGTTTCTTCTCTAATTCTTCAATTTTAGAAGCTTGGTCTTCAAGTACATTGTACTTGTCGTCCGGTACATCAATGTAGTGGTCTTCGAATAATTTTTTTAGACCAGAGATGAAATCTTCAGCAATCTCGCCTTTGATTCCTCTTTCTAAAGCAACTTCGTTGTCTTTCATCCACTCTTCAACTACATAGTTCAAGTATGAATCCACTTTTTCAACTAGTTCGGCTTTAACTTTAGCGCTCTCGTCTTCAAATTTAGTGTTATAGTCTGTTTCCATTTCTTCAGCAATTTCTTTGATTTTTGATTTCAAAGCAGCTTCAAAAACAGTTGCAGCTTTTGTTTTAAACTCTTCCGATAAATCAGCTTCGCCGGCAACAAGAGCTTCAACATGGTCAGATACATCTAAAGTTTCTTTCTTCATTTTGTATCCTTCCTTTTCGTCTTCTTTCTTGTCTTCGTCAGCAGATTTCTTGTCATCTTTTTTGTCAAGATATTTTTTCAATCCAGCTGGCATTTCGCCTTCGTTTACAGCGTCTTTATCCTCTGAGCTAGTTTCTTCGACTTTAGCACTTTGACCTGGATGAGCCACCTTAGTCACACCGGCATCCGTATCTGGATTACCTGCTGTGTCTGGTGAACCGCCCTTATCAGCCGTTGCACTAATTTCGTCAGAAACTTTCTTTGATTTTTTAGTTGCGTCAGGATTACTGTCAGTAGGTTTAACTACCGCTGGACCTAAATCTTCAGCATTGTTCATTTTAGCAATGTGAGAAGTTTCAGCCGCTACAGCATTCTTCTTGGGAGCGTCCGCTTGAGCATTTGCCTCAGCTACCGCTTCTTGTTCTAACGCCTCAATTTTTGTTTCTGTATCGGCCATTGAGAATTCTCCCTTTTAAAATTAAAAACATATGTTTTATTTTTGTTTTTCAATAGATATTTATAACATTAAAGATTTTGAAGAAACTTTTTAAACACAGACGCCTTAGCCTCTGCGATTGCCCCTCTTTTGGCAGTCTCAATCTCTCTCTTCCATGCTTCAATATCCTTTTCTACTAATACGCCATTGTCCCAAACCCACTCTTTACTCTCCATAATGCCTTCTACGAAAGCGTCTGGAGCACTAGGGTCCGCCACAATGTCGGCCGCTGTTGCTAGGTAAAAATCGTCCTTTACATAGTTTCCAGTGGACTTTTGTATTACGGAACCCATACCTCGACTTGAAACGCCCAATTGAGCGCCCTCATCTATAAGACTTTTTACAATCTTACCGTAAGGAGTATCCATAATTTTTGCTTCACCAATAAAATTATTACCATCTGGATAGAGTTTCGTAATCATATGTGAAACTCTTTCAAGATTTACAGTTGGTCCGTCAGGATGTCCTAACTCACCAAATGCTCTACTCTTATTGATAAATTCTCTGTTATAACGATTTACTTCTCTCTCTAAAATCGCTTTAGGGTACACTCGACCATTACGGTTTTTTAATTCCGATTGTAGGAATACACCCTTAATTTTGTGTTCTTTCTTACCGTTTTTCTCTTCTGTAAGAGTTTCGGCGTCTAATATTTCTTCTGATATTAACTTCATTATTGCTCTCTCTATTGTACTATTTATAAGGTTTATTACCTAAACTCTACAATAATCGTATAATTGTCTCCGTTAGCAAAGTTCCTAGTCGATAAGAGTAAATCTCCAGTCGCACTAGTAGCATTGTTTTTTACTTCATCACCTGCTTCTCTAAAGTCCCAATAGCCGTTCCCACTTAATATTACTGCTGTTTGGTTCTCTCCAGTTCCTGCCCACAATAACTCTACCGCACTCTTTTGATTGGTAGTGTTAATTGAATACCATATCTTACTGATTTTTCTCTCACCATCTTCACTCATAAATGTAGTTGTACTTGCGTCTACCTTTGTGACTAAACTCTCGCCTGTGCCGTCTGAAAAATTTGTCATCTTGGTAACATACTTAACACCAGATGTATCTGCTATTGTTTGTGTTGTAATTAAATCAGCCATTTAAAATCCTATGTGTGTTGCGTCAAGAAAATCTTTAGAAAGTTCACCACGCTCAATAGTTTCGCCGGTCTTTCTAGTTCTTGCATAAACTTTATTTACTTGTCCTGTTCCAGGAGTAGTATAAGTTCTAATACCACCTGAATATGTACCTGGGGCGTCTGCATATGTATTGGCTGCCGTAGCAGTATTTTCATATTGCCACATACTATTAGAATTTGGTACTGTGA